TGCTTCAGGAGATTGTCAGGTGCGGGCGGCAGGATATTGCCCGCCGTTGTCGCGGCGGCATATGCTCCAATCATGCCCAAATGGCTCGTGTCCAACACCTTGGCACCTGCCGTCAATGCGCCGGTGCTCGATATGCGGCAATCCACACTTGTCAGTGTGCCGAGTGAAGTCCTGACCTTGCATTCGTTGCCAGTGAGGCCGATGGCCGTTCCGCCAGTATCCGAAGCTGTGAACCCCCGCGCAAACCTCAGCCCCCAACGAAGCTCCTGCGCTGTCGTGAACCCAGTCGTCACCACAAAGCCTATGCCCACGCGGCGAACAACCACTGGATTGGCTGAGATGTTGCGAAACGAGAAAACGGCGGCATTCGCTGCCGCGCCCGTCAAAGCACCAGACGCAGCGCCAATAGCGTGCCACCCCAGCGTTTCCATAGGGCGCAGCGTAGTGCGAGAAGCCTTGAAGGTGCCATCAACTCTCGGAACAGTGCCGAGGTCATCGCGGTTAATTACGTCCATCGCCATCGTATCAGCTCCAGCTATATTCCACGGCCCATTGGCCCTGCATCTTGTGTTCGGAACGCGCGTAAATTGTTCCACCTACCCCCGCCGTGGGGAGGGCGGTCAGTTGGATGAATATCGGCGCGTATCTGTGGTCTGCTGCCGTATGATCGGCGGTTGCGCTGTCAGCGGCAAACCATGCCTGTATGTTTGATCCGGCTAGAACCGATGTGTCCGCGAATGAAACACTAGCCTCATTAGATCCGGGGAAAGCGCCAAAGTCGATTGTCGCGCTGCCCGGATGACCCAAGCCGATGTGCGTATGGCCGGAAGAGGCAAACCCGGTCGCGTATGCCGGGTCTATGGTCCAAGTAGTGCCGCTGCCCGATACAACTATATCGCCCTTATCACCGTCAGCGATAGCACTGCCAGTTGAAGAATTTCGCAACAGCTCATTTACAGCGGTTGCTACCTTCCGCACCCATTCCGGCATATTGGTGGCTGTCGAGGGGACAAACAGGCTCACCGCCGCAAATTCCTGAGGTCAAAGCCAAAGTCCGGCAGCACCAACGTGGAATCCGGTTCGTAGGCGCGGAAATAGTCCGCCATCTCGCTTGCGCTATGATGGTTCAGATTTTCAGGAGACGCCCAAAACGTCCAGATATTATTGTCCCCGGACCAATGACCGCCGGGATTCTGTTTGGTTGAATATCGGCTTTCGTCAGAGAACGTCATGTGATTGGGTAGTTTGTACGTATCAGGCAAATGCCCATTCGCAGCCTCTGCGGCATTCCCTAACCATGCCCCTCGCAGATCGTAATCCCCCTCGTTCTGGAGATTGCTCGACAGCTTTTTACGCCACGCCTGATATGCATCTTCCTGTTGTGGAGACAGGCGGGTCCAGCTTCCCATCATACCCATTAGCGTCCACCCTCAATGCTATATTCCAGATCGATGCCATGGGCATAAGACCACACCGCACCAGCGGGGAGGGATGCACTAATTCCGATATGACGCCCATTGGCACGCAACGGAACGCGGCCATTGTCCCTGATTGTTCCTGACACTCGCACAGCCTCACCGTCACCCGCCCGCGCGCGTTGATCTATCGTTACCGTACCATCCACAGCATCACTAACCAGCCTCGCGCCACGGATGCGCACCCGCTTTCCCGGCTCGATCTCGATAGGTGGAATGGCAATCGTTGCCGCTGTGTTCGTTCCTGTCAGCGTCCCCACGATGTCGCTATTATCGACGGCGAACAGCAACGGAGCACCGCCTGCGAACATGGTGGAATCGAGCGAAACAGGGATAGAGTCCAACCCGCTCGGATAGAGCGTGTCCAGATCCTCCAGCGAATACGACAATGTGAACCCCTGAAACACCGACTTGACCGCCACACGCGCAGGAGGAGACCATTTGCGCAGCGTCCAGTTGTAACGGAGGATATAGCCGGGATTACCCGGCATAGACCAAACAACCTCAGTGGCTCTTGGGTCAACCGCAGCCCGAATATTATCAATGATCTCTGTGCGCGCAAATTCTCCAAAGAACTCCCGGTCAACCGCCTCAGCCCCGATAGGAATAACCTCGTTGCGGTCGCACATCTTGAAACCCTGATCGGACAGGAAAAACACATACTGACCAGACTGCGCCACAGAGCCTTTCGCCATACACCCGATGTCACGGCTGATTTCGTCGAACTGCCAGACAGTGACATCGCCGGTATAGATTGCGCGCTTTACCGAACGCTGTTGCAGGATGATGCCAGTTTCGCCCCCAGCAAGTCCCATAATCTCGCCGCCAGAGGGGAATGGGACATAAAGAGATTGATTGGTGCCTGCCGTCCACCCATTGCAGTCATCATAGCCGGAAATGGTGACAGCGGCCCTATCGGAAGGGTCTCCAGCGAGAAACACCTGATTGCGGACTGTCGCCACCATAGAGGCTTTCGGAGGCGTACCGGGAAGAGCAATAGCCGTCCCCGCCGCCAGATCGAAGCGCACCGGGTCATCGCCATTAGCACCGATCACATAGTCATTGAACTGGTCAAAGCGCCATAAGGTCGCGGAGAGCGAGCCGAGAACACTGGACCATGCACCACTCGAATAGCGATAGAGGTTCGTCGCCGTGCCAGCAAGTAAGGCTGTGCCGCCATCACTGCCGACATATGCCGCCCCCCCGAGAATGCCAGAAAGCGCCACAGTAACAGCGGAAAAGCTCCCCAATGGCCTGTAGCCCGTAACCGCAGCAATAACGCTGGCACTGTCGGCTGCTGTCATGGGCTGGTCTGGGGTGTAATCCGGGAAGGGGATGCGCTTCAGCACCGCGCACCTCTAACTTGCGAGACTCCCTTCGGCACCAATGGCCCGCCGCCGTAACGGTCCAGCCTACCCATGCGGACGAGGCTCGCTATAGCGGCTTCCAGCCTTTCAGAGAGAAACCCGATAGCCTCCTCATCCCGAATGTAGACTGCAGCCTCCAGAAGTGTGCCAAACAGATACACGTCAGGATGCTCGTCCAGAACCCAATTACTCGCCACGGTATCGGATAGTGGCTCCACCCGTGTCGAATAGGTCGCGTTGATTGTCGTGCTGCTTGAGGGAGGCGGGGCGAAAAAGATCGTCCGGCCCTCAATGTAATAGGCTTGCGGGATACCGCTATCGCCCGAGAAAGCGGCAGCAATGGCCTGCGCCCCCATTTCCACCAGTGGGCGATCAGGTGATCCCTCGATATGAATGCGGCGCAGCTTCCGAAATGCAGGGGGCAGGGTGTAGGATTCGGTCGTTACCGTCCAGTCCTCGCGCGTATCCTGCATGACAGAGCGCAATTCACGATTAAGCCTCGCTTCCAATAAAGCGGTGAAGTCTGAAACTCTGGCGGTCAGATCGTCGCGGTCGAGCCACAGCGCCACCTTGTCCTGTAAATCGGAATAGGTGCCAATAGTCCCGGCGATAATGACCGATAGCGCGACCATTAGCTGCCCTGAATGCCCGCGACTTTGTAGCCCGGTACAGCGTCGAGCCAAACACGCTCGCCAGACCCAACGGGGCCACTTGTGCCGGTTGCCGCCGCAACAGCAGTTGGGTTGGAGCTGCTATAGTCGAAGGCGGCGTATTCTGTGCCATAAACAGACACGTACACCGCGTTAGCAGGAGTGGTACCAGACTGCGCACTCGTGCCTGATAGTGCTATACTCTCTGATGAAATGATAGCGCCGGGTACATTCGGATTAGATATAGATGCGGTCCAATAAGTTACTTTCAGTGCCATGATGGCCTCCTAAACCCGTAATTCCGATGTACGAATGGCGCGCCAGTCAGAGCAATTCAGCTTCTGCTGCAGCTTCTTCTGGACATCCGGATCCTTGTCCGCGTCAAACACCCACCATCCCTCCTCGCGGAACCATTTAAGGATCGTTACAGGGGGGATAGAGGCTATCGGATTCGCGACCTCGGATGTGATCTTCTTGCCATTCTCGTTTGCCATGCGCTTATTGCGATCAAGCACAGGTTCCACGTCCTGACCCTCGCTGACCGTTATCTCGCCGGTCATCTCGTCGATATAATATCGGCGGGTAATGCCCCACTCGTTCGTTTCAGTGTGAGCCAGGCGCATGATTATTCGACCGTAACGTCCAGATCGGTCTTCTTGACCTGACCGCGATCAATCAGAAAATCGGCCAACTTCGCATCGACCGCAGCCACATCTCCGGTCTTAATCGTCTTGGTGCCTTCCTTTTGCGGCCCCTTGAGGACGCGACCATCGCCCAGATGAACATCAGGGTTGACGATGCACTCAACTTTTACGTCTGCCATGTCTTGTCTCCATAAAAAGAGAGGGAGAGCCGAACCCTCCCCCAAATTCATCAGGTGAGGTCAGCCACCACGAAGTGCGCGGCCTCGTTGTCCACCTGCAAGGTGTATTCACAGATGATCTGGTACTTGCTGTTGTCACCAGTGACGGACAGCGGCACCGACTTGGTGGGGCGTAGATCGGCTTTGCGCACGTAGCTCGGATCAACACCGATAACCGTGCGCGAACGGACCCCGTAAGGATGCGGGATGGCCGTCAACCGTCCGAAGTCGCCCAGATAGACGTCAGCCGCGCCCACAATCGCCAACTGCCCGGTCGTCGGAGAATTGTCGATGCGGTTGGTCGCAATGCCGGTGAAGCTGGAGAATACCTGCTTCTGCGTGCCGCCCATATAAAGCTGGGTAGGACGCCCGCCATTGTTGAACGCGGAAAGCTGCGCGGCCTTGAGCAAGGTTTCCGTGAACGCTCGCTGTGTACCATCGGTAGGAGCCGATACAGTGCCACCAGAGAAACCGCCGCCCGAACCACCGGAGCCGCGCGAGGCGTTTGACGTGATCCAGCTTTCCATGCCTGCCGACACGCGTGCGGTGCTGGAGTTGCCAGTTACCGACGCCTTGTTCGAAAGCATCTGCTTCTCAATGTCGCGCTTCAGTTCCTTGGTCTTCAGCATGACCTGAAGCGCCATTTCAGATGCACGGCCAGCGGTGTTTACCGCATCGTTCGTGCCGGAGATGACAGCGGTCTTGTCCGCGATCTGCGTGCGATTACCCACACGGGTCGTGGTATTGGCCGCGTCAAGGTTCGCATCGTCACCTTCAAGGTTGGCGTTGGTGTCAACCGCCGACGCAAGCGTCTGAGTCTGCCATTCGTGATAGGTGTTGGTCGCCTTGCCTGTGCCGATATTGTTCCAGAACGGCGTTTCCTCCGGCGAGATGTTGTAGATCACGTCCGAAAGGTCTTCACGAATGCCGACATTGGCATAGGTGATGTGAGTGTTAGTAGGGAGTGCCATCAGCGTTTCCTTTCAAGGAGCAGAGCGGCTGCGGCCTCTGGCGAGCGCGTCTGCTCAAATGTGTTGAGCCTTGTCTGAAAGTCGTTCGCTGAATTTGCTGGCATTCTTCCCGTAGCCGCGCCGGGACGGGACATCGGGGGAAGTTTCTTGGCAGAGCGCACCGTTTCCATTCGCTTGGCAACGATCCGGTCATACTTCGCGGCCTTTTCACGCCACTCGTTGGCCTTCTTCATCGCCATGATATCGACTGCGCCAGCCTGAGCCAGTTCATCAGCGCGATACCCAAGCTCTTGTCCGATGGATTCCAGCGATTGCCGGAGTTTCGGCCCTGCTTCGGGATCGAAAAATTCTGGTAGTTCCGCACGAAGACACTCAGCTTCCGCTTGAGCCAACGCCGCTTGATTGGCGCTGCGTGCTTCCTCGGCCTGCCGCTGTAGCTGAGTCACCTGCTGCTGCAGCTCTTGCTGCTGTGAGATGGCGGCCCGGTATGCGGCGTCCTGACGTCGATAGATTATTAAATCAGATGGGTCTTCACTGTAAAGTAAATTCACATCTGGCGGATCAGGAAGAAACTGTTGCGCATAAGCCTGCAATTGCAAGGCATGTGTCTCCGCCTGTTTCGCAACCGCTTCCATCGCCTGCTGCTCGATTTGGCGCTTGGCTTCCGCCGTCTTCCGGCCCGTCTCGGCGATGAATGCGTGCTGGTCCTTCTCGCGCTTGGCGATGATCTCTCTCGCACGCTCTGGCAATTCGGCCCAGACCTCGGCGTCCTCCTTGGCCCACCCGGTAGGCGGCGGAGGAACATCGGCCTTAACCTCTTCTTCGGCCTCCGCTTCGGCATCGTCTGCTTCCACGTCATCGACCGGCTGCTCGTCCGCCATTAGATCGGAGAGCAGCGCTTCCTCGTCGGTCGGCTCTGGCTGTTTTGCGGTTTCATCAACTTCCTGTTCCACCTGCGCATGGGTTTGCTCCTCCTGCGGTGCCAGAAAGTCGTTTGCGGTGATAGGTGCGGTTCCCTCGCTCATGCCATCATTCCCATTCGTTTCAGAAGGTTGCGTTTGTGCTCAGGGATGAGCGCGATCTGTTCAGCCCTGTTGGCTATTCGTTGAGCCTCTTTGCCTTCGGAAATTGCGACCCGAAGATGCTGCTCCACCATGTCGATGACGTTTTGCGCCACTGCGAGCTTTGTGATCTTGTCAGTGGCCCACGGTTCATTGACCGCGATCTGGGTCATCGCCCCCAGATAGTCAGCCCTTGCCGCTTCACAGGCAGGACCAACAAATTCTTCCAGTGCGGATTGAGCGCGACGTGAGCGCTCTATGGCTGCGCGGTCACTCATCCAACGCGCCCCCCGGCCTGCTATCCGACATCTCATCATCAGCCTGCGCGTCCGCAATCTCCCGCTCATTGGCGATGCGGATCAGGGCGAGCTGATATTCCATGTCGATTTTCTTGATCGCGAGTTGCGCTTCGGTTTCCGCCTTGTCGCGGGCAAGATCAGCCTCAAGCGCCGACTTTTCACGCGCCGCTGCAAGGTCATATTCCAGCTTCTGCCGAGCCAGATCCAAGTCCGCTTCCTGCTTTTGCAGGGCAAGCATGTTCTTGGCTTCCGCGTCGACCTGTTGCGCCTTCAGCTTCTCCGCCTGCATCATGGCGTCCGCTTGTGCCTTCGCCATCTCAGGGTCCGGCTTTTCCTCCGGTGGACCGAGCGATTCAGGATCAATCAACAGGTCGCGGGCGCTGCCGAGCGACATATCGGCCACAAGACCCTTCAGATTGTTGTAGAGCGTGCTGTCATCGAAAATGCGGGAGCCGCCCTGCACCGCAGCCTGAGCAATCTCCAAAAGCTGCATCCGGTAGGCAATGCGCTGGTCCTTGCGACCAGTACCAAGGCCAACACGTACAGCTACCTGCATGTCGTCAGGCCACGCCTGCGGATCGACCGTCACCACTTCGCCATCGACCACCATATCGAACGGCTCGCCATATTTGCGCATCAGGCGGTATTTCTTGAGCATCAACCGCGCAAAGGACTCTGCGAAGTTGCGCGCGATATATTCTTCGATCTGCTGCCCCTGCGCCTGCATCATCGCAGTGCCGCTTGCCGTCTTGTTGAGGGCGTCCGCGTCTATGCCCTGATTGAGCCTTGTGATGCCGGTGCGGCTTTCCTTGTCGCCGCGCAGCAGCTCCATCAGGTTGATGCCGGAGCCTATATCAGCCGAACCTGTAACCACCTGCGGCTGCACAGCACCTTTCCAACGCTTGATTGCACCCGGGCGAACCGTCAGAAGATCATCAATGGTGTTGTCGCCAATCGCGTCCTCATGAACGAACGTTGAGGGGTTGTTGGCGAAGTAGAAGCCGTCGAGAACCTGCCGCATCGTCACAGACGAGATCAGCTGAATATCCATTACCTTGTCGGCAAGGCTCTGGCCGATGATGGCACCGGACATAGGGAAGGGACACCATGAGACGCCGGGCTGTTCATCGACAACCTCAATCGCCAGTTCGCCCGTATCCGCGCGCGTGAGTATCTTATTCCCGACGCGGTGGGTCAGCAGAAGCTCGGCAATACCGTCGCCATTGAGATCGTAGCGCGAATATTCCTCGTGCCGGATAACCTTGCGATTGGCCCCCTTACGGTCAATCGGGACCATGCTCTTGTTGACGTTACGGGACTGCGCGAGAACGGTGTTCTCCGGCCTTGTAATCGTCCAGTCAGCCAGATCGTCGGTTACAAAGCCCTCTGATGCCAGCTTGGATAGCGTCACCTCCTCGTGGAAGCCGCTGTAGACGCAATCCTCGTCCAGATCGGTGGCATCCTGCGCAAACGAAAACTGCTCGTTAGGAACGACATAATCGAGAAACTTGGGTGGCTGCGGCTGAAGAACCGTCACCTTGAACAGCGAACCCATCTCATCAACCGGCTCAGCCTCGATAATATCAAGCCCTGCCTCTTGGGCGGCAGTCAGTTCATCGACTGAAACCTCTTCCTGCACGCGCTTGGGCGGCTGCTTGACGACGCAGCACTTCGCAACAGAGGCTTTTTCGAGAAGCCCAGCCTTTGCCCAGTCATGGATAAACTGATAGCCACGCTGGCCCTGAAAGAAGGTCCGGCTGACAGCAATCGTCGCCTGCTCAGCAATAGCCTTATCGGAGCATTCAAACTCTACCACCTTGTCGCTCGAGACCATCGTGCGAACAAGCGAGACGGTCATGTAATCGACGGTTTCAGCCACATCGCGGGTTACGACCTGCGAACGGCCTTCTTCTTCATCGCCGTAGGGCAGGCCATTGTAGAAGTCGATTGCAGCCGAGCGGTCATCAGCCAGCACGGCGTCGTAGCTGCGGCGCTCTTCCTCTTGCAGAAACGCTACAAAGGCGTCGAGATCGTTCATCGTATCCCCTTGTTGGAATAGGTGATTTTGCGAGAGGCGACGGGAGGCTTGTAAGCGACACACATCAACCCAAAAGCGTCCGCGCCGTGTGAGGCCCAATCGTGTTCCGGCCCCAAGCCGATATTGCGGCTTTCGTCGCGACGTTCATGATACCAGCCAAGAGCGGCAAGCCCGCCCTCGGTCGTGGCCTCGTTGAACCAGATAGAGGGGAATAGACGACGAGCGGCCTCAATACGGGCGGCAGCAGCGCCTGCGCCTTGGTTAGGCACAACAGTAACCGGAAACAGCGCTTCTCTCAGCGCACTTTCGTAACTGACCTGATGCACCTTGTCGTGCGTTGCGCCGTCATGTGGCAGAACGATCTCGCAGCCATCATAGCCACTGGACCGCAGCCATGCGACATGGGCGGCGAGAGGCTGCCCCTGCGCCTCATAATAATCGACCACGCGGATTTGCTGGCCGACGAACTGTGCAACCCAGATCGCGCAAGCATCAGCCTTTGCTCCGGTGCCACCAATATCCCAGAAGGTCCGCAGGCGCATGAGAGGATCGGCAGCAACAACGCCTATTCTACCTTCAGCGCGAGCCTTAGCGAGATGCTGTGCGAAATACGCTCCTTCCGCAACGGTGACATAATCCCCATTCCAGATATGTTCATATTGGTCCGGGTTGTCGCGCAGGCAGTCTAGGCGCTCTTGCTCAAGCTCATCAGGGAACCAAGGGTTATCACCCCAGTTCGCCTTGATGACCGTGCTGTTTGTCGGAGCCTCTCCACCCCGGAACATCGCGTCCACCGGGTCATCCTTGCGGCGCGGGTTCCATGAGAACCATAACTCAGATCCCGGCGCACGAATAGTCGGGCGGAGCAATTGCAGGGAACGAGCGGAGAGTGTCTGCGCCTCTTCCACCCATGCCCGGTTAAACCCCTCCAGCGACTTGATGGACTCCGCAGTGTGATCCTGCATGCCCTGAAAGATGATCGTGCCGCCACCCGGCGTGTCGATGCGGTCAGTAAGAACGCGAAAGCCATCCGCCTCTTTCAGCCCGAACTTTTCTATCGTCGCTTCCAACAGGCGCTTGGCGGACTCCTTAAGGCTTTTCTGCACCTCGCGAATACAAACCGAGCGCATACCAGGGTTGGCAAGATGATCCTCGATCATCATTGAGGCAAAGAACCAAGACTTGCCAGAGCCACGTCCACCCCATGCTGCCTTGTAGCGCGCGGGGGAAAGCAGTGGCTCGAATACAGGCGCGGTTTCGATCTCGACCGCCAGCGTCGTCATTTGTCGCCACCCACGATGCGGCGGGTTATCTCTATCTTGATTTTGTCTCCATCCGCGCCAGTGACCTGAAGGGGGAGAACCTTTCCGAGCAGTGGAAGAAACGATTGTGGATTGGCTGTAGCCTGTGTTTGCAGATATCCAACAAGACCATCAACGCCGCCAGCTTTGTTTGCAGCTTCAAGTAACGCGTCTTTCAGTAGCGTGGTGTTTTTGTTCGGGACTCCTTTTGGGCGTCCCCCACCCTTACGGAGATTGGCTAGGCTCTCCGGCTTCGGAACTCGTCCGGTAGTTTTCTGATCTGTAGAGGGTGCCTGTCCGCTCATGCGGACAGCTATTAGTCACATATTTTAGGGCTTGCCTATGCGGCAAAAATCAATTCACGAGCGGCAGTCTAAAATAACCCGGCCTGTATTCTTCGTTCGGGATTTCAATAAACCTGTCTCGGTATTCCGCCCCAAACGCCCTAAGAATCCGGCCCCAAATAGTCGTTGGCATTTTTTTTCGATTAACAGGAGGGCAATAAGTATCTCCTATCGCCCGATAGAGTTCTCGATATTCATCGCAGCCACAGAACCGTCCATCAGCTGGAAGCCAGCCATCCACCACTACCGGCAGATAACAAACCATCCCAGGGATAAAATTATCCTCAGCTTTGTAACAGATGGATAAAATCATACCGCCACCATACCCGCTTTCTCAGCCGCGCGGAACATCCTTTGCACATGCCTGCGATCTGCGCCTGTGGCACGACACACCTGCATAATGGAGCAAGGGCCATGCTCCTGCCAGTAGTTCATCACCCTTGCCCTTGTGACTGCCGGTCGCCCCCTGCCTGCCATATACCCCGCCTTTTGAAAATCCGGCATTAGGTAGCACTTAC